AAGTGGCTGTCTGAACCCAACCCGTGCTTGCGTACAAAGTACCGTTGGCAACAAAAACAAAGTCACCTGCTTGAATCTCAGCGACCTGATCAAAGTCTGTGGCGCGCGTTAATACCGTGCCGCCAGTTGCCCAGGTATAAATCCCGTTGTGCGCAGCATTTGATTCGTTGCGAACAAGGATGCGATCACCGTTTTGAATGCTATAGCCATCAAGTGTCGTTAGGGCGACACCCAAGGTCAGTGTTGCGCCGACACCTGAACTGCCGTTGTTATAAGTAACCGACCCGCCGGTAATCGATGCAAGCGATGCTGTGGTTGTTACTTGGCAGGGTATCTCAATGTCAAGGCCTTGAGCCACCGCATCCACATACTGCTTGGGAGCGAGGTCTAAAGCGTTTACAGGATCTTGCGTTACCGTTACCGAGGTAAGGCCGCCAAGAGTAAGGCTTGTACCACCCAGTGATATGTTTGTGGTGCCAATCGTTAGGCTTGAATTGGTAAGGCTTGCATTACCAATGTTGCTTAGGGTGTTGGACGATCCTGAGATTGTCTTATTGGTTAACGTGTCAGATGTTGCTCTGCCTACTAGCGTATCGGTTGTGCTTGGCAGCGTTAAGGTGCCCGAGTTCACAATTGAACTAATAACGGGCGCCGTTAAGGTCTTGTTCGTTAAGGTCTGTGTGCCTGAGAGCGTAACAACTGAGGAATCAATCCCGATCGTGACCGGAGCCGAGGCGTCATAACTACCGCCCGTTAATCCTGTGCCGATCGTTAACGGATAGGCAGCAGCAGCGGTAATGGTTCCCGAGGCACCTAAGGCGATCGTTGTGCCGTTAATTGTCAGGCTTGAATTTGTGAGGCCTGAGTTTGGAATATTGCTAAACGTGTTGAGCGCACCGCTCATCGTCTTGCCGGTAAGCGTTTGCACCCCGGTAAGCGTTACGACATTGGTATCAATCTCGATGGTTCCAATCGAAACGATCGGATTGGCACTTCCTGTGATGCCGTTGCCTAGCGTAATTTGCGTGATGCCAGAACCGACAGAAAGCTGTCCCCAGGCATTATTTGCATAAGCTTCAAGCTGTGCATTGCTTGTGTTGTAGCGGATCGTTCCATTCGGTGGGCTTGGGTCTCGCTCTGCCGTTGTTCCTGTAGGAACCACCACTCCTTCGACGCCCGGTAAGACGGGGTTATCGGCAAGACCAATCGTCGGGTTTGAGCCATCACCAGCCCCATCAGCTACGGTAATCTCATTTGCCGTGCCCTGAAGCGTTACAAGCCCAACGCTGTTACCACTTGTTCTGGTTAGCAGCCCGATGCCTGCAGTCTGCGCCAAGTAAAGCGGCATACCCGTAAGGGATATGGTTGGGTTGCCAGACACGCCGTTGCCATCAGCAACGCTTAAACCCGTGGTTCCAGCCTGAATTGTGCGCGGGGTTACTGTTGTGCCGGAAGTCTTTGCAACCAAGCCTGTAGAGGCGTTTGCAAGGCTTGCAGGGGCATCCGCAAGGGCAAGAACCAGCGTTGATCCCGATCCATTGTCTGTGAGGCTTAAACCTAACCCAGAGGCCGTTAATTGACGTGAGTTGGTAAGTGTTGGCTGAGATGTGGCTGTGAGGAAGGTTCCCGTCAATACAGGCGAAGCGGCAATAGCGCCTGTTGTCGTTTGAACGGTCTGTCCGTTCTGTACGATCGGGACAAGTTCTGCGCCAGTAATTGCACCGGCGGCAGGTAATTGTGTAATGGTTTGATTAGCCATTATGGTGACAGTGCAATGCCATCAAGATTCCCATTGTTTTCTGGCGTCTGGGTATTGCCTTCAGTCGAGAGGATAGTCTGATTTACGCCATTAGTCAGCAGGTTATTAGGATCTACTGCCACTGAGACATCAGGCCTTGGGAAGCGTAAATTGATGCGCTCAGTCTGCCTGGCAGGCAACCGATAAGGGTCTTTTTGATCTGCGCACCCTTCATTACACACGCGCAAACCAGGGAAGTTTGGATCTGCTTGCATGACGACATAAGTGCGCTTCATCTTGCAGCGATCGCATACTGCGATGGCAAGATTTGAAAGACCTGTCGTGTCTAAGAAGATGCTCATGCGGTGTACGGCGTGATATTCGTAGCAAAGTAAATCGGACTGCGATCGCGCTCTTCTTGCTCAACCTCGTTGAGGTACTTATTCGCCTGCCCTTCCAAGTATTGGATGCGTTCCAAAGGAACCTGGGGCAGTTCAAGCGACAGTTGATGGCTAAGCATGGCCATGGTCGCCAAATACCACCGCTGTGGGATCTGCAAATCGTCGGTAAGGTCGCCCACATCCATGATTTGCTTGGAATACCAGATAGTCATCTGAACAAACGGGTCAGAAGGTGCTGGCCACAAGTAAATTTCAGGCTGTGGGATGGTTCTGTTAAACCAAAACTGGTAAGGCTGATTGGCCGTGAAGTTTTTGTTGGGCAAATTGGTGTAATCGTCACGATTTAAGCGTGACATAGTGATCTCTCGGCTGTTATTGCCTACATACCACTCGCGCAAGGCCAATGTAGTGCCGCCAGAGGCTCGTATCCGGTAATACTGCACGGTTTGACCGGGGTCAATGTCATACCAGAGCCACTGATTGTCAGTGACTACGACGGTTCCGACGTTTTGGAGCGTATTCCAGGTGGCTCCATCCGATGAATATTCCAGTGTAAAGGTCCAAGTGGCACTTCCACCACCAGAAACATAGGGCAGTACACCGATAGAACCCGCATAAACCGGATTATCCGTCCCAAAATCGACCGAAATGTTTCCATTGGCGCTCGTTTGCTGGCAAAAGGTGTCTACATTGTTGTCTGCCACGTTGCTAACCGTGCCACCGGCAGAGCTTGCATAGTCCCCAGAGGGGCGATTCATGGTGCGATACAGGGCATTCAATACGTCATTAGCGCCAATAGGCAGGCTGTAGATGTATTTGTCTGCTTGTAGGCCGATGACTTCCTTCTTAATGGCCCAATACTGAATGCCAATATTGATTAGGCTTGATAGCGTCATGCCAAGCACTTCTTTGGCGGCCACTAACTGCTCGCTGGTCAACTCCTCAGCAAGCTTGCCGCAACGCCTTGCAGCGTGGTCAATCAGCGTCTGTACTGAATAAACCTGGCCGTATGTATCTGAGTAAGCCATCTCACCATCCTGGGCAGTTCCAGCGCCTCATCGATGCTCTTGCACGCGATCCACGCTCAGATTTTTTGGCAACCGGACCCATTCTTGCACAAAAAGAGTCTCTGCGCGGTCCTCCCTGTGGCTGTGGAGCCTTCAGGTTTGATCCTGTTTCTCGGTTGTACTTCGCTCTACCCTTGGCGGTAAGACCCGCGCCTTGATCTGCCGGAAGCTTCTCACCGCGGCCAATCGCAAGGCTCGGACCGCCGTTCTTAAGCTGTTCAGGAAGCTTCGCATACGATTTCCCCTTTACGTTGGACTGCGTGTACTCTGCAGCCACATCAGGTCGAATGCCAACCTTCTTGGCAAACTTTGGATTGTTCTCGGCTGCTTTCATAAACCGGAACTGAGCCTTGGACTTGGCAGGCATTTAGGCCACCTGGCTAATCGTTGCAATCACAGACGGGATGGCTGGGTAAGCAGGCGAAACGCTTGCAGGAAAATGCTCCATCGTAAGCGTTGCGACTGTTGGTAACCAAACGATCTCAACATACTGGCCAGCAGTAAGGCTCAAGAAGATGTTCCAGGCCGTCACGCTATAACCAAAAACACTTGCGCTTTTTCTAGCGGGAATCGTGGTCTGAGTAGCTGAGTTCGCAAGATCCACGCCGTTTACGCGAAACCAAATAGTCACGTCCTCTTGCGTGTTCTCGACGTTCTTAAACTGGGCGCTGAACTGTAGGTTATAAATGCCAGTCTTGGGTACCGTGATCCGACTGTTACTCGCAATCGTAATCCCGTCAGAAATATCGACCGTGTTGTAGGTTATGGCCGTCCCAGCAGAGATGCTGCCGGTTTGATCTAGCGTGCTGCTAAACCCGCCGTAGCTTGCATCGTATTGCCTCAGGACATCAAGCGTTGCCTTGACGTTAGCCCCACCCTGAACCAATGGAACAAGCTCGGTACCATCCAGCGTCGCCGCCGTAGGCATTGCGGAAATCTTCTGATCAGCCATTACGAGGCCTCCAAGACAATTTTGCTGTCATCTTCTTGAAGAACATAGCCAGGGCTTGTCTCATCAAGAATGTAAAAGGTTGTGGTGGGCGTTGCGCCGTATACATCGACAACGCCATCATCGCCCACATCAAGACCAAAATCCGTTCCACCAATGACGTTTTGCGCACCGACGCCTAAAGCGAAGCCGTCTGATGTGTTGGCTTGATTGGCTACGCTTGAGTAACCAACTTTGCCCATATCAAATACCTGCTTGAATGAGTTTTAGCGTTGCTGTACCGCTGCCAGAATTGACAAGCAATTTAATAGCCGTCACTGGAAAAGCATAATTGCCATCAGCATTAGCCGCTTGGCTTGCAACGGTTGGATGGCTAAACCACGTTGAAATGGTTCCGCTTGGATCGTCGAATGAATGCTGTACGGTATAGTTAACCGTGCCACTTACGATAACGCCAAACCCAACATTAAATGGGCTGATGTTGGTATTCATGACGATAGTGCTGCTTGAACCTACGCCTGTTTTAGATACCGATACGACCTTCATGGCTGCTCTTTCATAGAAAGCAGGGGCCGAATTTC